CTAGCACAACATGCCATTTCGCATAATGTATACAGAGTCGCTCGCGGAATGGCCTACGGCCGCCTGTGCGTCGCGAGGCGAGGCGAAGCCCACCCCCAGCGCTAGGGCCATAGCGGTTGCCGCTAGGCGCTTCCAAAACGTGCGCTCAGAGGATGTCCGCGCTTCGTTGCGCATTATCTCGACCGCAGCAATTTCCGGGTTGGGGTGCTTCTGTATGCGGAGTGCATCCGCAACTACCCACACCGAAGGGATTTGTCGCCCGCGCCGATAGTGCCCGATAGCGCCATCAGTCACGCCCAACTTCGGGGCGAGCTTTGAAAAACTCTCGACGCCAGCAGCCACGCGCGTCTTTTCGAAGAAGTCATCCCAATCCATACCGCCTCCGGTCGTCTACAGCGGTAGCCTACAGCTATTGACGCCTACCGCAGTAGGCGCGTATAAAGCCCCATCGCCTACTTTAGTAGACGGTACCCGCCAGCCGATCCCCCTAGGTCGCTGGCGGGGTTTCTAGGGGCTAGGGGAGGGGGCTTCATGGCTGACATCTGCATCGTGCTGGCACTGGTGGGCTCGAGCATCGCGCTCGCCCTTGGTGTCGCCGTCCTACCGCGCAAGCTGCGCGACGTGATCGAAACCACCAGCCCGAACCCGGCTCGCGAAGCCCAGGTACCGGCCGACGCGCTGGCCGAACTCTTCCGTAACGAAATCGACGCCACGAAGCGTGGCGACCTGCTGGCTGCTGCTGGCTTTGCTGAGCGCGCAGAGGTGATTCGTGGCTGACGGCGCGGGAGCGGCGGCAGGACTCCCCTCGTCTAACAGGGGAGTCAGTGAATTCAGGAACGAGGATGGCACCCTGACGGTCGGCATTGACTGGCTTTCAGCTTCGGTGGATCTGTTCGCGGCTCTCCGCGAAACCGGGTTCCTCGACCGCGACGGCCAGGACGAAGTGCGCCAGTGGATCGACGCCAGCGCCGACAACGCCCGCGTCGCGGCGCTGCAAGTTTTCTGCTGGTTCTTCGCCGGGCTTGGCCTCGAACTGGACGACACCGCGAGCGGCGGCCGCTTCTATACATGGCGCATCAAGATCATCAACGCGAGCAAGCAGTTCGTGGGCATGATCGAGCTTGGTGGCGAGGAATGCCGCCGCGCTGATGGCACCTATACCGCCCGGATCGAGCTTACCGGTGACGGATGCAAGACATTGAGCGCAGCGCGCTGCGGCCATGCGAAGCGGTGGCTGGAGCTTCGAGCGAAGCTCGAAAGCTGCGCGGGAAGACTAACCCGTGTGGACGTTTGCGCGGATGACCTGATCGGCAAGTATCCGCTGCGCCTAGCTCAGCAGTGGTATGCCGAAGGCGAGTTCGACAACCGTGGTCAGCGCCCCAAGGCACAGACAGTTGATGACCATGATAGCGGCGACGGCAAGACGTTCTATGTCGGCGGCAAGAAGTCTGAAAAGCAGCTGCGCGTATACGAGAAGGGTAGGGAGCAGGGTGATAAGGGGTCGGAGTGGGTGCGCTATGAAGCGCAGTTCCGCAACTCAAACCGCAAGGAACTGTCCCTCGATCTGCTGCGTGATCCGGCGTCCTACCTGCTCGGTGCATACCCGGTATTAAAGTTCCTTCACTGCGTCGCGACCCGCCTCGAAATCACGAAAGCAGCAGTGGAGGCCACGTGGAAGAGCGCACGTCGCCATCTCCGCCGTCAGTACGGCGCAACCCTCACATTCATCGTTAAGAACTGCCCAACGCCTGACGCGTTGCAGGCGGTGATTGAATCCTGCACCTCGCCAAAGCTGCCGAGGTGGGCAACAGGTGACACAGCAGCGCACTGGCCCGAACTCGCGGGCGTAAACCAACCTGAAAGGGGTATTGCATGAACAACGAAATCAAGGTCACCGTCCTGAACGCCACCGTTGACGAACGCGGTGGCACCTTCAAGGACGACGAAGGCAAGGACCGGGAGTACACCACCCGCAAGCAGAAAGCCAAGCTTGAAGCCGGTGGCTTCGCCTATCCGTTCGATGTTCGCCTGGACAAGGGTCAGGCCGCGTTCCCGGAGGGTGACTACGTGCTCGACGTCGCCAGCATGGCGCAAGTCAACAAGGGCGTACTGAACCTGAGCAAGTTCACCGCGCTGATCCCGGTCCAGAAGTCCGCGCCCCGCGCCTCGGCGACCTAATCCATGTCCCTGTGCGTAGCCCTTCAAGCAGACGGCACCCTTCTGCCTACCGGAGAGCCGGTTGCCGAGTGTGCGGGCTACGTACTGGTCAGTGCCTCGGAACACGGTGTTTACGAGGTCGTGCAGCAAGCGCTTTCGATGCCCACACCGGAGGAAGCCCTCGTATGGGCGACTACCACTTGTGGGGTAGTGATCGCGTGGTTTGTCGTGGGACGCATCGTCGGTAGCGTCGCAACGATGTTTGACAAGTAACCGGCAAAAACCAATCAACCAACCAATGCAAGGAGAGACACCATGGATTCCATTCTCACTGGCCTGAGCGCTGCTGATGCCGTCCCCGCCCTGATCGGCGCGGCCACCATCATCGCCCTGTTGGGCTTCACGAAGTGGGCAGCAAAGAAGGTGGCCGGCTTCTTCGGCTGATGCAGGGCAGGGCGGGGCGGTGTTTCGACATCGCCCTTGCTCTATGTGGGTATCGAGGGGAGTCCGGACATGATCGTTTTGGTGCTGTGTGGATTCATCGGCGCGTGCTGCGGCATGGCAGGCGTCAAGGGTATGGACGCGTGAACCGCTGGGGTATTAGAGCGGCCGCGCTGGTGTTCGGTTTGTCAGCGATTCCAGCGGCCTACGCTGGCGGCGATAAGACCTATCCCGATGAAGGGTTGGCGTATCAGGGGTGTCTCGCTGACGGCGCGGCCGCTGCGGGCGGCGACAAGGCTCGCTTCGCTACCGGTAAGAGCAAATGCGCGAAGGTCACGCGCGGGTACGAATGTAAGTACGAGGCGCGCATCTACTCCGCAACCGCGACTCCGCAGTGGATCGTCTGCGGAAACTATGCGTTGTCCGGGACGTATCACAGTTGGCCCACCGGGCAGGACTGCTCCAAGCGCCCGGAGGAGACCTCTTGGAAAGGCGGTGGTGCTAGCGGTACCGGTTCGGTCTGTCACAACGGGTGCGCATATGACGGGTCCGTGTTCGCAGGTTCACCGACGGGCCGACTGTTTGCTCCTACCGGTCAAATCTGTTCCAACAGCGACCTTCCTACACCTGAGCAGGTCCCACCCGGTGATGGCGGCGGCGGTGGCGGCGGTGACGGTGGTGGGGACGGTGGCGGCGACGGTGGCGGCGACGGCGGGTCAGGCGGCGGTGGAGGCGGTGGTGATGGTGGTGGTGATGGTGGTGGGGACGGCGGTGGGGACGGTGATGGGGATGGCGATGGTGATGGAGACGGCGGTGGTGGTGGTGGCATCGGAGACGGCGACGGCGACGGTGACGGCGATGGGGATGGCGACGGTGATGGCGGAACGCTTCCCGAGGGGGAGATGTGGAAAGCCCCAAAGGACACGATGCAAAGCGTGTTCGATGATTTCTATGACAAGGCCAAGAAGACCAAGCTGGTCGATGGCGTCACGAAGTTCATGAAGATTTCGGGCAGCGGTTCGTGCCCCACGTTCACCGTGTCGGCGTCCAAGTGGTGGGCGTCGATGACCTATAGCGCTCACTGTTCGGGCGACTTCTTGGCGCTGCTGCAGCTGTGTGGATACGTGATTTTCGCGATTGCGGCCTATGCAGCCGTGCGCATCTCACTTACCTGAGGATAGGCAATGTCCGCTGACTGGATTGACGATTTCAAAGCGTGGCTTTGGAACCTCGTGCTGACGATTTTCGACACGCTGTGGGACATGGTGATCGCATCGGTCGTGCGCACCTTCAAGATGCTCACCGAGCTGATCCTATACGTGCTGTCTAAGTTGCCGTTGCCTGAGTTCATGCAGAACACCAGTCTCGGCGACATGCTGTCCAAGGGCGGTAACACGGTGATGTGGTTCGCTCAGCTGTTCCAGCTGGGACCGTCCATGGTGATGATCGGCATTGCCATCGTGTTCTATCTGCTGCGGCGCGTTCTCACCATAGGTATCTGGTAATGCTCGTATTCAACGAAGGCGTGCCGCGTGCTGGCAAGAGCTATGACGCCGTCAAGAACCACATTCTCCCGGCCCTGAAGAAGGGCCGTCGCGTGTACGCCCGATTGAATGGTCTGCGTCACGACAAGATCGCCGCGCACCTGGGCATGGCTGAAAGCGACGTGCGGGCGCAACTGGTGCTGGTAGACACGAAGGAGGTTGTCAGCGCCTTCTCGTGCAGCCAGGACGACACCGGCAAGTGGTGCATCCCGGATCACTTCAAAGATGCGCTAGTGGTGATCGATGAGGTCCACGAGTTCTATGTCAACGAGCGCAAGCCGCTCAGCCCGGAGGTAGAGAACTTCTGGGCGCTGCTGGGCCAGAACGGCGGTGACGCCGTGATCATGACGCAGTGGATCAACCGGCTTCACTCAGCGGTCAAGGCGCGCATCGAGCGCAAGAACACGTTCCAGAAGCTCACCGCAGTGGGCAGCAAATCGCGGTACCGGGTGACGTTCTTCCACACCACCTCGCCGGGCAAATACGAAAAGGTTGGCGGGCAGACGCTCAAGTACGATCCGGCCATTTTCCCGCTGTATGACGGCTATGCGCCGGGCGCTGAGAACACCGAAGTCTACGAGGAAGGCGGCAAAACAGTCTGGGCCGCAATGGCGGTGCGGGGCCTGATCTTCCTCGTGTTGGGCAGCATCGGCTTGTATTTCTTCGCAGGGTTCTTCCTCAAATCAAAGCCCAAGAACGAGCCAGCGCCCCGCGCAAGCACTCAGGACGCCGCTCGGCGGTCGCAGCCTGTAACGCATGGGGCAGGGGAGGCAACGCAGGGCCAACCGGCTGCGCCGGAGCCTGAGCGGGATCCGTTTGCTGATCTGACCAGTGAGCAGCGCTATGTCGCGGATCTCGGGGTGAAGGGCCGGATACGGCTGGCGCTGATCGCCCAGGTCGCTGGGGAAGATCGCGGATGGGTCCAGTGGATCAGCACTGAGAGCAACGAAATCATTGAGCAACTGGACATTCGCCAGCTGCGGGCGCTGGGCTATGAGGTGGCCGTCGAGTCGTATGGCCTTCGGCTGTCGGCCGGAACTCACGTCACGGTGGCTACGGCATGGCCCTACACGGCCCCTATACGCGAAAAAGATGCACGCCTATACAACCTGTCAGGCGATGGCGCTGGCACCACGACTGCGAGCGCAGCGAGTGGGCGGGGTGCTGGCGCCAGCGCCCATGGTGCCAATGGCGGAACGCTGGTCGGCGTAGGCACGCGCCCGGTGGGCACGTTCCCCGAATCGGTGCAGAACCGCTACAGCGGCAGATAACGTGACGGTCTACAATCGGCGTCCACACAGGGGGCTGACATGGACGTTCGCAAGGTACTGTTCTTCATCTCGATAGCTGCCACGCCTATCGCCACAGCACAGCAGATTCATTCAGCCGCGGGGCCTCGGCCTGTGCCCAAGTACGAGCCCAAGCGCGCTCAGCCCAACAATCTCGGCGCGACCCCGTTGAATTGTCCTCAGCACGTTGACCCCAGAATGCGGCTGCTGTGCAACGACATTGAGCGTTCGCTGGTTCAGAGCGAGGCTAGGCGGCAAGGGCTACCAGTTCCTTCGGCGAACATCGTGAAGCTGCCCGCGCTGGGCAGCGCTGATGCCAAAACGCTTGGCGCGGCGTGTGTTGGGGGAACTGCAATGCGCCGGCTCAGCAATGGTTGGGAGCAGCTGCGGGACGCTCAAGGCAACTGGCTGCGGTGCCGCGAGAAGTGATCAGGGGTGTAGGGGCATCGCCCCTACGGACAACGCTTCACCCGCGCCTAGGGCGTCGTGGCCCACGTGACATGTGGACCACGTTGGATGGTTCGGCGCCGGTACCGGGATCACCCATGCCCAACCGCCGTTCCCGTCGTGACTTGATGACGTCCCGAAGATGGATCACGCTGGAATCCCTGTGCTGCAAGGGTTTAGCAATCGGCGCCGCCGGCACATGCGAGCGCGGCCGCGCTTCCTCCATCATCAGCCGCCATTCCCGGGCGATGTTGCAGGTCAGCGACCACCAGGTCATGTCGCAGGGTTCAAGGCTGTGGCCCTCGGGGGTGAACATGTGGCCCCCCTGAAAGCCGAAACCGGCCCAAGGGCCGGTCATGTCGATGCGGTCGTGCGGGTCCATCGTGGTCATGCTGCGATCTCGTCCTTGTTGGGTTCCCGGGAAGGGAGGCAAGACTTGATCCAGAGCCAGACCCACGCCAAACGGCGCATTACACCATTTCGCATAATGTATATTATGTAAAACAGCTGGCAGCTGCGATGAGGTACCGCCTGGGCCTGCTGAGGCGCCTCTGACATCTCCTCTGCCTCTCCAGAGGGTCAGGCCCGACACCCCGTCACTTGCAGGCTTCGTAGACCTGATCGTCCATCTGCCTGCTGAGCTCGAACGAGCGCTTGAGGCCGGCGGAACGGTACATCGCGTCCCGGTGATCCTTGGCGGCCTGGCAGCGGTCGCGCTCCCGGTACTGGCTGACCACGGCACCACTGGCTCCACCACCGGAGGCCGCCCGATACGACGACTGCTGGCGTTGACGCATGTCCTGGCGGATACGCTCCAACCGGAGCTGATTCTCATAGGTTTCGTGTTGTGGAGTGGCTTCCCACGTCTTTTGAGGTGCGCCATTGGCACATGGCGCAGACTGGTAGCTGGTCTTGCCGCCTTCAACACACTTGTGCACCTGCTGCGCGGATACCGGGCTGGCGACCAGAGCCGCCAGCAACAGAATAGGTCTCACGTCCATGTAGCCCCCTTTATCTGGGGGCATCATATCGCCACTGGGCGCAGTCTCTAACTCCGGTCACATGGCAACGCGACTGTCGCTCGGGGAACGTGGCGTTCGCAGGGACAGGGCTTGCTGGGTCGCTCCCACAGCAAGCAGATTCGATGCCTCGGGAGAACCAGTGCCCTGCCCTTCGAAACCCTCCTGCACCGCAACAAGCAATCGGCTTGCAAGGCGGACAGCGCTCCCCAGGGCCGGATCCAGTCCCACGATGTAAACGAAGCAGCCGTCGAACTTTGCAGACGCTGTCTCCAGTCCCTCTGCATAGGTCATTTCTCGTTTTAGCGCCTTGAACCAGCGCTTGGGCGGCTCGGATGCCAGCTCGATCACGACTGCGGCTTCGCCGAAGTCCAGCGGCATCGCTTCGATCCTCAGCACCTTGGGGATGGGCGGGGTTTTTTCTGTAGCGGCCAT